GGCTGAGCGTGGCCAGTTGGTGCCAGTTCGGGCGAAACCGCCAAAAATAGAGGATTTAGGACTTGCGGGGGCTTCCGTTCGCTTCCAGAAAAAAAACTTCCGTCACTGTGCGTAGTTTTTTGCGTGTTGAGTTCTAGTACGCCGTTTTGTTCGCGCTCTTTGCGTACTCGGTAGGCCTGCCCGCGCCGCGCATTGCATGGTTTACAAGCCGGCACCAAGTTCGTTATGTCGTTTGTCCCGCCGGCATCGCTCTCAAGCAAATGGTCGGCCTCGGTTGCTCGCGCTATTCCGCACCAGTGGCACACGGGTTCATCGGCTAAGAGTTTGGCTCGGTTGCGCTTAAACTCGCTGGTGGCTCGTTGCTTCCCGTTGTGTGTTGTTGTCATGTCGGTGGTTCTTTCTCACGCGCTATCGCTTGTGCTAACGCGCCACTGCGTGGCTTGTTGTCTGGTCTGTTGTCGAGTCTGCTCACTACGTCCCCCCACACTTTGAGAATGTCTCTCTGGCTGCCGGCTGTTTCATAGTTAAGGACGGACACCATTCGCATTTGTGACGTTTGGACGCTGCACACCAGTTCATTGACATGGCGCTCTACCCACGTTCCCGTGTGTTACCAGCACAGTGCAAACCCGTACGTGGCCGTGAGTATTCCTAAATTGTTGAGCATGCCTACGTGTTGGCGTCGGCGTGTATGTCGTCTAGACGCGCTTGTAGACCCCATAGGTCTTGCTTTAGACCGTTGGCTTGTTGTGGCTGGTGCTCTAGTTCTTCGAGTATGTGGCTGGCTTGTATGTCAGCAAGTTGGCTAAACAATGCGCGCAGCTCTTGACGGTCGGCTTCAGTCATGCGGGGTTTTGCAATGTTGCTCATTGGTAGTCGGGCCTTTCCCATTCTTGAACTTGTGACGTATAGATAGTTGGGTGTAACAATAACGACATGTCGTTAAGCATGTCATGGTGCAGGCGTATTGTGCCATGCTCTTGCGCGCCTAATTGCTTTATGTCGTAACCAGTAGCCCAACCGTGAATTAATACCCGGCATTTATAAACCTGCGCCAAAATGTATATGTGGTTTAGGTCATCGCCCGGGCGCGCAGCAAGTTTGGGGCTGGTGTTCTCTGTCGAGCGCACTTGGTAACTCAACACGTCAAAACCGCCGCGGTCTGCCTCTAGGTCTTGCCAATGCTCACCCAATGACTTGGCTACTGCATACTCACCGATAACGCCAGTAATGTTGGACTGCCACCAGTTCTGCGCGCTGTACTTTGTGTTGTCTCTAGGTTTGCGGTCTTTTTGCATGGCGCGTATGTTTCGCCGCGCACCACTAATCGCGCAATACTCCAATTCCTCGTAGTCGAGCGTTACCAGTACCTTGCTCATATATCACTCAGTCGCGCTATGACTGCGTCTAAGTCTTTTGGGTACCAGCAGTAGCACTCATACTCTGCTTCAAGTAGATACCGTTGCCAACGCAGCTGCGCGTCACTTTGTTTGTTACGGCCGGCTTTCAGCTCTGCAAACACGAGGCCGCCAGTTGGGTGGCTCAGCACAAGGTCTGGGAAACCTGCGTCGCCTTGGAAATGTGTTGCCCAACGCTCGCCGACTTGTGCCGGCTTGGCGTGGTAAATTAACCAGCCGCGCAACTTAGCCACCGCGCACACTTGTTTTAAGAATTGTGCTTCAGTCATGCCGGCGTAACTATTTGGCATCGTTAACCATTTTGCAGTCTGGGCAAAAAACGGCGTTTGCTATGCGCTCAAAGTCTCGGGCTAGGCGCTTATAGTCGTTTTGGCAGTCGAGCAGTTGCTGTATGACTATGTTTAGTTCGCGCCGTAGGCTGTCGCGCTCTTGGCGTGAGTCGTACAGCATGCTTGAATATGCCCAAATGGCTTGCTCTGGTGGCATGTCGTCGGCGTTCATTATTTAACCTTGGGTATCGGTTTAATGTTTAAGAACATGTCTTTAGCCTCTGAATAGGTCATCGGTGCTTCGGGGTCAAAATCTAGCCCACGTTCCGCGCACATTTGAGTAAGCATTTTAATTTGATTAGCGGTCGCGGCACCACCGTTGGCTGGCTGGGTGTGTTCGCGTGGTGCGGTTTGGCTTGCTTCGGTTTGTTCGCGGGCTGATAGTCGAGCGCTGCCTATTTCTTTTGACCGTGGGCCGTCCAGTACCGGTGTAGGTCGCGCAATGCTCACTACTTTTGTGCGGTCATCTGATGCCTCTTGGCGTCCTAAAACCTCGTTACTGCTGGCAATGGACTTGTCTATGCCAAAACCCATGTAGCCCAATGCGCGCCCGAGCGCACTTGTTGCGCCGTTGGCTTGCTCTGACAGTTTGGTAAATGTGGTGCGTCCCGGGTATGGCTCAAACATGTAAGCGGTCACGGGAATGGGGTCTTCGGGGTCACGGCTCACCGTTACCGAACACTCAATAAAGAGCTGGTCACCAACTTGGGTTATTTCTGGGCGGTGCTCGACGATGCGCAGCTGCGGGAAAACCTTTAGCGCTTGTTTAAGACGTGTCTTTACGTCTACGTACTCGGAAAGGTCAAAAGCCATTACTCGTACCTGCCGCTTTCGTCATAGTTTTGTATCCAGTCGGCGGCCCACAATGTGACCAAGCCAAAAACTGTCATGACACCAACAAACGCAAAAACTCCTAAAGCCGTTCTCATTTTGCACCGCGCAATGCGTTGTCTATTGCAATAAGTAGTTGGTCGGTTTCGCCACCAAGTTGCGTATGGCCTAGGTCGTGTAGTTCTTGCACAATGTCGTCTAGACGGTCAATAATGCTTTGCTTTTTAGGCTCAAGGCTGCTTGGGTGTTCTAACCTGCCGATTGCTTGGCGTAGGTCTTCGCATAATGCTGCATCGTCCATTGCGTATGAATAGGCATGTGCGCGCAAATTGCGGATAAGCACATCGGTTGCTTTGGGTCGGGTGTTCGCCCATAGGTTGGCTAGTGCTTGGTCTAGATGGTCAGTCGGGTTTACCATGTTGTCTCTTTTCTAGTCGGGTTGAAAATAACTAACGGGTGCAACATACCACAATTTTTGGCGCGCTGTTGCCTTTCCATGGTGCCCAGCCGTGGCGCTTAAATAATGCCAACGAGGCTTTAAGGTTTTTGCGGGGTGACCATAATTCGGTCATGTGTTTGCGGACTATTCCAGACTCCACAAGAAACCGTTTGTTGCTACCGTTTATCTGCATGATGCCGTATGAGCCGGTGTATGGGTCGCGCTGGTTCCAAGCCCGGGCAAAGCCTTTAGACTCGCGCAAACATATTTGCATAAGCCGTGGCAAGTCTTTTTTTTGCCAGCCGACCTCTAGCGCCAATGGTTTGTAGCGGTTGCAGTTTGGTTCTACTGCCGCTCTGGCTTGTGTGGCCGGCATGAGTAGTGCAGCTGTGGCTAGTACGCCAAGTAGTCGTTTCATAGTTTCTGCCTTTCGTCGGGATAGGTAAAAACCTTAATGGTGTTATTGAGACTTTGCGCGCCTTTGCGCTAAAAGCCTTATGCTGTAACGGTTTTAGCGGGCGGTGTTGGTGGCGGTACGCTTTTCCATGCTGCTACAAACGCTTGTGGGTCGTCAGACATTTGCGGGGTCAGTTCCACATGTAGCCACATGCCGCCGCCAGACCCGCCGTTTGCGGTTTCTGTCCAGTCTTTCCAACCGGGTTTGCCGTCACGGTTGCAACGCCAGCCGCGGCCCCATTTCTCGCAACCTTTTTTAGTGGTGCCGGCGTAGTCGTGGACTTCTTCAATGCCCAATACCTTGTAGTTCGCTACCAGCCAGTTTGCCCACAAGGCGGCAGTTGCCTTGTCTTTGTACCCAATGTCGGCTGCACGGCCTGTGGCGTGCACGCTGAGACGGTCACTGCCGCGCATATTACGGACGGCCCAAGTGCCTAGGTTCGTAAAGCCTTTTTTCTTAATAATGTCTACGAACTTTTCGGTGCCTGGTCTTTTGCCTAAGGCTGCGCCGTCGGTGGTGCCGGTGTAGTTCATGGCCGACTAATCATGTCGGCGATACGCGTTAAGAGTTTTGCAGCTGCTTCGCGCACAATTTTGAGTAAGCCTTTTTTGTCATCATTGTTCATCTTGTTTGCCTTTCGGTTTGTCTTTTAGCCCGTTGGCGCTGAGTAAGCCAGCGAGTGAGCCGGTAAGGAATAAAAGCAACGGTTGTAACGTGGCCCAAGCGCTTTTGTCGTTGTCTGAAACTTCGAGCGGCTGGGTTACAAATGCAAGATTGTACAAAAGAAAGCATGTCGCAAAAACAAATGTGAATGACAACGCGCAACCGACCACAAAAATTAGGCGAGCTTTAATTTGCTCGCTGGTCATTCTTTCGGGGTGCCGTGGCGGCGGAATTATAGGCATTTGTCGGCCAGTATTCGAGTACTGCCAAGGCTGGCGGTGTCTACGGTTATTGTCGTTTCAGCGCGCAAAGCTTTGTTTTTGGTGCGTACCTCTGGGCAGTTGACGCGCTCACGGTCTCCGCACGCAACAAGGATTGACGCAAACAAAAGCGCCACAAAACTAGCCCGCCATATCATGCTGGTGCCTCTGGGAAGTTTGCCGTGTTTGCTTTTTCCCATGTTGCAGGAAAGTCGCGCAATGCTTGCCGATATGCAGCCCATGCGGTTTTGTCTGTTGGCGCGTCTGTTGCCATTGCCCAGTCGGAGTTGGCAAGCATTGAGTTTCTAGTTGAGCGCATAGCGTCGGCTGATGAAGCAAATGTTGGTGTCTGTTCTGTTTCGTCGCTCATACGTCGCTAATCCTTGCTACTTCCATGCGTGTACGGCTTGTGGCTGCTGACTGCAACGCAAGCGTTCCGCCTGAGTTTTGATAATTTCCTATTTGTATATAGTCGTTCACGGCGCAAGTTATTTGCGCTGCAATGCTGTACTCGGTAACGCCTGTTGACCAAGCACCACCACGCCTATTTCCCCATCGGGTTCCCGTAGTCCCGTTTTTTTGTATCCAAGAAATGCGTTCGCCTGTTGAGTTTGATGGCCAACATATCGTTGCAGTCACCACGTATATGCCAGCCGTTTTAATTGTTAAACGGTTTGGCGTGCCAGCTGCAAACATTGTGTTGTTGTCGTATTCTGCTGCCGACCATGTGATTACGGTGTCAGCGCCATTAGAAATATTGAAGTTTGACGTTAAAGATACGGCAGCGGCGTTGTCAAAGTTGTTTAGGTACGTGTTTGTGTCCGAAGCGGTCAGCAGTTCGCCAGTCGTGAAAGTCTTTATAGCCATTAGTACCCCAGTCTATTAAAATCAAGTGTGCCGAAAGTAGCATTGTCAAGGATTAGGTAAGCGTTTTGGTCTACTGGTGATACGTAGTAGGTGTATCGAGCCTCGCCGGGCACCGCGCTAAACGCTGCGCCTTCAATAATGCACTGGTAGGTAGTCCCACGAAAAGCAACGCTTACCTGCGCGCCAACACAAGTGCCAATTTCTAGAGAACCAGCGCCAGTGGATAAGTTCCAGAGCTTGAAAGAGTTTTGGGCGTTGGCCAAACATGAAAAAGACGAAATGGCCAATGGTGCTGCGGTGAAGTTATTAAGCAGATAGTTGGCGTAGTCGGTAGCTTGTGACGTGGACGCGTTAAGAGTGTTAACCGTGTATGTGCGAAACGGCTTAACACCTGTTTGTACTGTCTGAGCTGCAAAAGACTCGGGGTCTACCGTGACTTGGCTATAAAAGTTGTCGGCGTAACTAGCAAACTCGATGTTGTCATACACTTGAAAACTGGCGTTGTTTGTGGTGTCGCTAAAATTAATGTTTGCTACTTGTGCACCAAATGGGGAAAACAACGAGACGCCGTTAAATGCCTCGCGCATACGTCCATTAGTTGTGATACAAGCGCTATTAATCCAGTCTCCCCAAGTGCCGCTTACGGTTGTTGCCGCCATTGCTGGGCCAGTCCCGGTGCTGCCATAGGAAATTGTTAGGCCGCTGGCCGTAGTTGCCGCTGCAGTTTGCGCCGAAATTGTGCCGGCTGCCATAGCGTAATTTTCGCCACTAGCTCTACCGCAGCGCGCTAAGTAGCCTTCAAGACTAATAATCAAATAGTCGGCGTTGCCGGTAGTGCCGACGTATGGTATGCCGTAAGTAAATTGGACGTTAGAAATGCTGGCCGAAAATTGGCTGCGATAAATACCGCCGTCGTCCCATGTGACTTTGACAGTTGAACCGGGCTTAATAACCGAGTTAGGCGCTGTCGGTTGGCGCACAACAATGGTGCCGCTGAGGCTTGAATACTGGTCTAACTGTCGTTCACGGCCAGTCTTAAAGTTAATACTCTGCACGTTGCTTAACGTGATAGCCGGCGTACCGGACGCGCCTTCTATGTCAACAACAAAACTTTGTACGGCCATTAGTACGCGTTACTTACTCGAATAGGCACACTGCCGTTTGTGCGCATGTAGGCACGTAGCGCGCTTACTACTGCGTTCGGGTCGCCGCCTTGGACGTTAATAGTTACGTTGCTGGTGCTCACGCGGCTGCCGTCTATATTTGGGGTGGCGTTAATGCTGCCAAGTACCGGGCCAAACGGGTTAGTGGTTGGTGCTGGTGCTGCGCCGCCACCAAACACGGTGCCAAGGCTTGCGTCTAACTGCTGGCCAATTTCCGTGACGCTCTGCGGGTCAAGCGCAAACCGTAATAGAAACTCAATGTTAGCAATGACGCTGTTAACGCCGTCTACTATCGCTTGGGCTTGGTCAATACCCGACTTGTACCACTTGTCGGCAGTCAACTTTGCGATACGGTCGGCAGCTGCGTTAATTGTTGTTGAGATACCAAGCAGACGGTCTATAGACGCTTTACCGCCGGCAAGCAAGCCTTTGATTATTTCTAAGCCGACGTCTGCACCGCTGGCAAGAATTGACTTAAGTAGCTCGGGGTCGTCTAGCCCGGCTGCAATAAGGTTTTCTATGCCGGTGGATAGTTCGCCAGCCTTTTTGGCTTGGTCGTCGAGTACACCAAAAAAGGTTTTTGCGCCTTCGCTGTCGGCGGCTGTAGTCCATGCGTCACCAACATTGAATATGCCGCGCACTACGTCTGCGGTTGCGTTGTAGAAGTTGTTGTAGGTGTCGGTGGCCTTGGTTAACTGGTCATTGGCGCGCATAAGAGCGGGGCTGAACTGGTCTTTAACTGTCTGTACCGCGTCGTCGTATGCCTCTTTGAGTGCCCGTACCGACTCAGTGTGTTTGGCGTTTGCAGCTGCGGCACGCTTAGCGGCTTCACTAGCCTTGTTGGTGCTGGCGGTGCTTTTGGCTATTTCGGCGTTGGCTAGGCGTTGTTGTTCAATGTCTACGGCTTTTTGGTAGTTTGCGCGTTTCTGGTCTTGGTCAAGTTGCAGAATGGTTTCTGACCATGCGCGGGTGTTGGCGTAGGCAAGTGCTAAGCCTTCATTGGTTTTGTCTAAGTCGGTTTGTAGTTTGCCTAGACGGAAACTGTTACCCGTTATTGCACTACCTAAGTTGATAATGCTCGAACCGAAGTTAGCGACGTTAAAACCGACCTGCTTGAGTTTGCCGCCGAAGCCTTCGGTCTCTTTAGTGTTTTTTTGTAGCACGTCTAGGACTGCTTGTGCCGGGTCAACAAAACGACGTAGACGGCTACCAAGTTCTCCTATTACGCCGCCTAGACCGCGCTCGTCCATAATGGTTACGAGCTTGTCTACCTCGTCTAACAGTCGGCCAAGGATAGGTAGCACGCGGTAACCAATGCTTTCTACCATTTCATCAAAACGTATTTTAAGTATTTGCAAACGGCCGGCATAGGTATTGGCGTTCGCTGCGGCCGCGCCACCAAACTGCGCAGTAAGTGCCTCTTGTGCGGCCTTAAAGTCTTTTGTTTTGATAATGTTCTCGTCGAGCGGTACGCCCAACTTTTTTAGTGCCGTGAAATTGCCGTCGTAAGCCTTGCCAATAGCGGTGCTGACTGCGCTTAAGTCCTTGCCCGTGGCTATAGACGCGTCTACGGAAAGGTTTAGAAGTTCTTGTGCCTTGGCTGCATCACCAGTAAACCGCACTAAACCAGCAAGCGCGGGGCGTAACTCGTCATCGGCTACACCGCTTGCTAATTGTGTTTGGTCAACAAAGTCGGCCATGCTGTCGGCAAGTGCTTGGTTAGGCCCAAGCGTTGCGCGCAGCTGCGTTTCTAAAAGTTTGGTGCTCTGCTCATCGGCAATAGCGGCCTTAGCGGCCAACGCCAAACCGCCAGCCAATGCGGTGACCGCGCCGGCAGCGGGAACCATGGCTTTTTGTAGCAGGAACCCAGACTTAGCGCCGAAACCTTGCAAACTGGCAAACTCTTTTTTGGCTGCGTCAAAACCTTTAGTGTTCAGGCTTGAAATAATCGGAATGTTGATAGCCATTAGCGCGTCCTAGTTTGTACGAGGTTACGGTTAACAATAGTCATAACGCGCTCAACTATCTTGCCTACCTCGTCCTCGACGGCGGGTAGCACACTCTCGGCGGCTGGTTGTAGTGCGCGGGGCGCAGCTGCGGGGCCGACGTGCTCGCCTTCAGCCAAAAGATTAGTAACAAACTGGCCGCCACCTCTAATGCCTGCATGGTCCCAGATAGCGCCAGCAACGTCGCGCTGCTGTAGAACCAATAACTGGTATTGCGTCGCCTTAAAATCGGCTGTACGGCCGTTAGAGAACTTCACAGTGCGGGCACGCTGGCCACGTTTGCCTACCACGGTGCGTATGCCAGCGAGAACACGCTCGCGTTTCCAACCCGTGCCGTCGCGGCCTTTAATCATGTTGCCATTAACCATGCGCGATAGCGGGCTAGCGGTCGGAATAAACGAGCGGGCCGCAGTAACAAGTTTGGTGCCAGCGCCAGACTGAATGTCTTTAGTAATTTGCCGGCGTAAAACGCGGTCAATTTTGTTTATCTCAGCTAGTGCTTCTTGGATACCGTAAACCTGATAAGACGCGCTAGCGGGCATTTTGTTTACGCTGCCTTTCGAGTACATCTATTACGGTGGCTAAGTCTGGTAACTCAAAGTCTACACTTGGGGGCCACCAGCCAGTGTGTAATAGAAGTTCCGCTAACTGTCGCCGGATAGTCCCGGCACGGTAAAAGTTGCCGGCTCGCTATCCACTACTTCTAAGTTCTCAATAGTGTTAATGAACGCGTCGAGCGATGCGGGCACAATAATGCCGGAGCGTTGGCTGGCCTCGTAAGCCATAAAAGCTAAGTCTTCCATGCCAACGCCCGAGCCTAAATCACTGGCGCGACGCTTAAAACGCCTTTCCCATGCGACAATGACAGCAAGGTTAGTGGTTACCTCGTAGGCGTCTTCGTTTTGTCGTTGTACTTTTAGCCGTAATTGCATGTCGGGCTACCTTTCGGGTTTGTGGTTTTTAAGATACGTCTACGGTGTAGGTGCCGCCGCGGATAACAATATCCATGGTGGCAAGTTCGCCCATTGAAGCGTTCATAACTGGCAATGTTTCAAGGTATCCGCCGCTAAGAGTAAAGCCGGGGTTTGTCGCTGAGTAGGTACCGGGTGTTGTTGGTGCAACTGGCGAAACAATAATAGTTGCGATTTGTGTACCAACAAGAGTGCTCAGAGTTGCGTACGACTCGCTCGCTGCGTAGCTCGCATACATTGTCAACGTAAGTTCGTTTGCCTGTAGGCCAGCGGTGTAAACGCGAGCAGTGCCACCAAATGCAGTGGACTCTAAAGCCTCGATGGTTTGGTTAAGTTGCACGCTTGTGCACTGGTCTGACAAGTCAACGGCGCCAAAAAGCACGTTTGGGTTTGAGAGATAGGTACTTGTTGCCATGGGGTTTACTCCTCGGGTGTTTCTTCTAGTTCTGTTTTAGCAGATTTTGCGGGCTTAGTGTGTGATTTCTCGACAATGAAACCGCCAGCCAAAAGGTAGGCGACGTCGTGGCCGTCTGGGTTGAAAGGTTCGCCGACAATGCCGACTCTGGGACTGTTTACTACGTACATGTTTTTCCTAACCGGTTTGGGCCTGCATGGCTATGGTCAAGTCGTAGGCCGGATACTCAGCACCGCCAATTATGGCGATAGTTGGGCGGCCGTCCTGCACCCCAACTTTAGCGCCAATAACTTTGGCGGCAAGGTTCATAAGTGACCGTTGCGCGTCTAGGTTGTTCGGGCCAAGAGTGATGCAGCGCACGGGGAACAACATTTTTACGATGTTGAAGTTAAACGCCTCGAATGTTGGCGCGTCAATAAATACACATGGCGGCACAAGGTTGCGCGGGTCGTTTACTACTTGAAGCCCGCTAACTGCCGTGAGCGTTGCTACGAGGTCGTCTAGAGCCTCGTTAAAGAGGTCTGTAAAGGTCACTGGCATGCGCTAGGCCACTTGCGGTCTGTCAATGCCAAGCAGTTGTTTGATGACGCCTGAGAGGCCTGTAACGGTTACCGCGCCACCGTCGCCAAAACTGGCGAATGAGTCAATGCTGCCGCGCTGGCGGTACAACATGCCGCCGTACTGAATGGTGCCAAGCGTTACGTCACCACTTGGGCTACTGCTTGGGCTATCTATCCAGCCGGACTCTTGACGTCGGCGAAACGCAAAGGCGTTTGCAGCTGACGCGCACTGAGTTAAGAATGTTGTATCGGCCACGGTTGCGGTACCGATGCCTAACCAGTCTTCAATTTGGGTGGCGGTAATCCAAGTGCATGTAGGCGCATACGTAAGCGTGCCGGTGGCTGGGCCGCGCTCGACGTCTGCCGCTGTCAACTTAAATAAGACTTGGTTAGGTAATGGCAAGTCATAGTTGTAAAGCAAGTCGCCGTATTCGTCTACGCCTAAGTAATAAAACTGCGGGCAAGCATAAACAGTGCGCGTGCCGTTGAATGTTGCGTCAACGGCCGCCACTGTGATGCTGTCGCCGGGCTGAATTATTGCGTTAGTGAGCAGTTGCAAAACGCCGTAGTTATCAACGATTTGCTTGTGCGTAATTGTGTAAACCGCCATGGCGGATAACCGCCTTTCGGGTTAGACGAACTTGACGAACTTAGTTGCGTCTGCCATGAAACTGGCGGCGTAACCACGGAAAGCGATAGTGCGGCCGAGCGTGCTTGGCACGTCTACCGAAATAGCGCCTTTCATCTGCTCGTAAAACTCGAAGCCTGCGGCTGGGCCTGCTGCGTGTCCCATGAATGAACCGGGCGCGTTTTTGTCAACTACCAAAACGAGGCCAAGCGGGTTGCCGTTCCAAGTGTTTGCTGCGGCTGTACCAGCGGCGTTTTGGCCGCTCAAGTTTGCTGCACCAGCGTACGGGAAAAGCGGACGGCCCGAGTCGTCTACAGCGCTCGAAAGAGCCGCCCAACTGGCTGGGGTTACAACCATGTGGGTTGGCAAGTAGTTAGAGCTTGCTGAGATTTGGCGGGCGCCTTCATAAATTGCGATTACCCAGTCAGCGC